GAAGATATTTGCCGCCGACCGAGAGGAATGTCCAATCCTCGCCGGCGGTGCGGATAAAGCTCTCATAGACCCATACGACATCGAAGGTCCGCCCGGTCTGCGTTTCGTCGTAGCGATCAAGGCCCTGCTCGCGCGCCCGCCTGATCGCCTCCATGTCGGCTCGGCTTGATGATGCGCACGAGCGCAGATCGGTAACCGAAAGCTTCTTCCAGGGCATCCGCGGGTCGTTCTGCTTCCTGCGGATCTCGTCAATCCGCATCGGAAACTTGAGATGCAGGTAGGCCGCGTCTTGCGCCGGATTGGTCCAGTCGGCGGCCGGGTCGATCGTGAAGTTCTCCGGAGGGAACAGCATGATGTCGGGCCGGTCGGTAATCGGTTTGAAGACGTCGCGCTCTTTTTCGAGACCGTCGTCGTCGTCGGTGAACTTCTCCTTGCCGTGCGCCTTGACCTCCAGCTTCCAGTATTGCTTGGAAAGGCAAACGCCGGTCAGCACCGCGGTCTGGCGCGCACCCATGGCGACGTGGAACCAGGGCAACGCCGCTTTGCCGGACGATCGGCTGGTCCGGTAGTTGACCAGTTCGTTGATAAGGGCCGCCGATGCCCGCTGCCCCGCGTCAGCTTCGTTGCCGGGCGAGGTTGAGATCGCATCGACTGACCCGAACATTGAAGCCGCGACCGCGGCCATGTCCTTGCGGACGGCGCTTCGCGTCTTCGGGACGAACAGCTTTGATCGGTTCTTGAAATCGTTGGAGCCGTACTTCGAGCCTATATTGTGCTCCTGATGAAAGGCCCGATACACCTTCGCCCAGGATTTTCGGTTAACCTGGCTCTGGTACAGCGCGGCTTGAGCCTCGCTCTCCGTCACCATCTTCAAGAATTCGCCATCCGAAGGCTGCTGGTTAAAATCCTCGTCTTTGTCGCCGTCGAGATCGTTTCGGTCGGCGCCATCGGTAGCAGCGTCAGACGCGCGCTGGTAAAGGTTGCCGCCCTTCAGATCGTCAAGGCCATCCTCGCCGGGCGGCGTAAAACGCAGCACTTAATGCCGGGCCTTCATTGGCACGTCGGCGCGGTGCTTGTTGCGCCGGGCATCGGCAAACTCGCCCAGGCTGATAAGCCCACGACGGAGGCCAAACCGTTCGAGCACTTCGCCGCCGAGCCGCATAATGAGCTCTGGCGTCAGGTCCGACCATTCGGCGAGCCTGATAATCATCTTGAGGGTTTCGCCCATCAGGATCGGAATTGCAAAATAGACGACGCCCTGCGCGCTGTCGCATGTGGCTTTCCAGGGGTAGCCCGGATATTTGATCTGCAAGATGTGCTGCACGTCGTCAGCCATCTTCTGATCGAAGTCGCGGCGATCGTCGATCAGGCCGTCCAGCGGCGGGACGTAATGCTTCTGGACAGCCAGCCCCGACCCAATCGCGTCGGTGCGCAACAGGATCGGCTGGTCGGAACGGTCGTGCGGCATCAGGTATGGCCACCTTTCGCCGGCACCAGAACGAGCTTGCCGTATTTGGCTTCCATTTCCGACAACCGCCCGACAATGCTGTTCACCGTGACGGTCAGGCTCGCATCGAGATTATCGATCGCACCCAGCCTTTTCTCGATGGCGTCCAGCTTGAGCCCCACGTTGCCTAGTTCAGCCAACCGCGCCTCGAAAGACCGGAGCTTTGTCATGGCATCGTCGATGGCGGCGATCTCGGCGTTGACGTCGACCGTCAAGCCTTTTTCAAAAATCATCTTAAAGGCTGCGTTGATGCGGGTAACCGCCTCGTGCCAGGTGGTTCCGAATTCGGTCGAATGGCCGGTAGCGGGCCCGCGGTGGACATCCGGGGCAACGATGGGGTCAAACATCAGGTAAGCGTTCCTTGAATGGACAGTTTTGGATCGGTGATGCCTCCCAGCTTTGCCAGCTGGTTTTCGAGGGCTTCAAGCCTGAGCAGGGCTTGTTTCAGCCCATCACTCACGTTGTCGAGTTCAGGCGTGCCGGTGGTTTCCAGCACGTTGACGCGCTGAAACAGTTCGGCAAAATTGGCGTTGGTCTTGACGATCAACGATTTCCAACTCTCATCGGGACCGTCGCCGGAATTCGGTGCCTCCCAATCCGTCGGAGGTTCGGCAATTTTGATGTGCGGCATGGATCAATCGTTCTGTGCGGGGTTGTAGGGTCCGGCCGTCTGATTGTTTCCATAGAAGGTCCGGCGCTCGAATTCGTAGAACGGCTCGCTCGCGACGGCGCGCCGGTAGTCCGGGTCCGCCTGGGTCACAAAGGACAGCCAGGGCGTGATGCGGGTCGTGACTTTGGTAATCGCGGTCTGTGCCATCAGTGGTGTTGCCCGTTGTGGCTGACGTCAAATGACGCATCGTCATCAGCGAAGGTTGAAGAAGCGAGGCATGTCGGGCACCGCACGGTGCGGCCCTTGCCGCCTGGAAACAGGAACATCTCGCCGCAATCGCATTCGATCGGAATGCAGTCGGTTGCGCCGCGCCCCTTCAAAGGAAACGGGATAGCGTCCATAACCTTCATTTAACTGTCCTGGTAGGCCCGCGGCTCGGCCGCGCGTGTTTCAAAGACGACGGGGGCCCTGGGCTCCATGTCGTAGATCCGGCTGCACGCATCGATCAGATCGTCATGCGGCGCGAAAGGATGGAACACGGCCTCCTCGATGAAGGCGCGCGTCAGATCGTAGAGGTCGCCGTTCTCGTCGCGCCGCTTCAGCGCAACGACGATGCGGTGGCGAGCGCCGGACGCTATCAACTGGCGCTGTGCCTTCGTAAAATCTGCCATCGGTCGATAGATGATGGTGCCGACCGCCGGATTGTCGATCTGGCCGGCGTCCTCGGCGAGCTTATGGTTCGCGTCCGACCATACCTCCCACAGCGACGGCTGGCCTTTCATGCCGCCATAATCCGGGTGGTAGACGACGGCCGGCAAGTGGAACAGGCCCTTGCCCATGTCGGGCTCCAACCGCTCGATGCGGTCGTTCTTGCTGTGCTTCCCGTCCTTGGTCGATCCGAGCTCGTCGATCTGGAACGGCCGGTTCTCTTTCTCCTGAAGCTCTTGGATGACCTCCAAGTCGGACTGCATCCCGTACTGCTCGTAGCCGACCCGCACCATCTGAACGCCAGGGTGGTTGGTCCACTTGGCTTCCAGCTGCTTCAGCAGCCGCCAGCGGTCCGACAGCTTCATGCGGTGCCGGTAGCCGTCGAGCAGATATTTGTTGCCGCCCTGGTCGACGCCGATGACGGCAATCGCGGTGCGGTCCGACCGCTGTGTGCGCCCCTTTGACGGGTCGCAGAGAATGTAGACGTTCATGACCGAGGGCATGACCTCGTAATGCCGGAACGTCGTCGCGGTAAACGTGGCTTCGTTGGACGTGGCCGGGTTAAGTAACATCTGAGCCGAGACGGTCGACCGCTGGGTGGTCTTGACCTCGCCCCATCGCTTGTCCGTCATCAGGACCGGCTTGCCTTTCAGCGTGCCATCATGGGTCGCCGGGTATCGCCGCTCTTTGAGCGCCTTCCGTTCGAGCATGATCCCGTAGCTGTCACCAAAACTGTATCGCGTGCCCCAGTGCCATTTTCTTGTGCCTGACATCTGGCCGAGGTTATCAGAGAGCTCCCATCGCTCCGTGACCTTCTTAATCATTTCCGGGTTGCCGATCAGCTTCTCGGTGACGAGATCATCGTAGTCGAGAAGCCTGAAATGCTTTCCGGTCGGCATGGCATCCACAATGCCGTGCGCCTCGATGGTCGCCTCTTTTGGGTTACCGCGGCGCTTGACAACCAGCCCTTCCTCGCGTGACCAGCGGGGAGCCTCTTTCCGCGGATGCAACCAGAACACGTCGGAGTGGACCCGCTTTAAGTCGTCGTTGTTCTCCATTTCCTGCTGGATCTGCACCAGGAACGGCTTGGCTACGTCGCCGGTGCAGGACAAGATGGCGACCGTGATCTCGGGGTCGATGATGACCTCCTGAATGATCCCGGCGAATGTCCCGATCGAGGACTTGTAGTGGTAGCGCGCCCACAGATCGAGCCGACCGTCAGGCTCGGCCTCGACCTCGCGGCAGCGGTCATACAGCCAAGGGTGCCATGCGTCCGTTCGATGCAGCGTTGACGTCAGCAGGAAATATCGATCGTTGGCGTTCATCAGCGCCCGGCCGGCATCATCAATGCTCGGCTCGATCGCTTGGTAGAACGCCATCGCCTGCCCAAAATCGAGGTAGTGCAGATCGTTGACGATGAACCGCGCCAAATCAGTGTTGCGGTCGCCCTCTCTGAAGTATCGGGCGCCTTTCAGCGCCGCCACTATCCTAGCCCTGTTTCTTTCCGAAACCTGGCAATCGCCCGGCTCATGTCGTTGCCGGGCTCATGCTCGATCACGCGGGGATCGCCGACCTCGGGCGTCTGACCCTCGCCGCCGACGCGCTTGACTTGGCTTGCCTCAGTAACGGCTTGTAGCAGTCGGGCGGTGTCGCCGGGATCGGTCTGGATCAGTTGCCCGAGGGCAGCAATCGCCTCTTCAGCAACGAGGATGGCCGATATCACGGCGGCATTTTCGAGCGTTGCCGCGTTCTCGG